TCCTTATCATTTTGTCGGAGATTGTTAACATCTACCGACTGTTTGTAATCTTCTAATGAATCTCTACCAAAGATGGCATTCCATCTTGATGCCCATTCCTCATCAGCTATTGACTTGGGACGCTGAGTGTGTCCCTTTCCACCATCACTCGTCATATCTCTGCCACACCAGTACAGGCGTGTCCTCTCCTATATATGCACCTTCAATGTTGAAGAGAATGTATTCATTGGCTTCCTCTTCAGACATACCATCTCTGTCCACGAATACTTTAATCATCTTGTCAGCATCGTAGACTAAGACCTCCACTCTCTTATTACCATTCCATATGGAAGCTTGTCCAATGATGGAATCATCAAGATCATCCCACTGTTTCATAGCATCATTCCCTCCATAGTATCTGCTACCTCAAACATTCTGCCAGTGTCTTTGTTATAAAGCAAGCTGCAAGCAGGACCAGTCTGTCCACTGTAGCGGTTCTTCAATACCCTCACCTTGGTAGTGTTACGCTCAATAGGATCATCATGCTGTCCATTCCTCTCCAGTGATATCACCATATCACTAAGCTGTGCAATGGCTGCACTACCCCTTAGCTGAGCTAGGCTAGTAGCTGCACCTTCTTCGTGTCCCTTGTCTGATGGACGCTTGAGGTGGCTAACAATGATGAGAGCAATGTTAGTTTCCTGCACAAGCATGCGAAGCTTGGTCATGATTTCATCAATGGCCTTACGCTCATCACCATTGTCCTGACTGGATACGATGATGGACAAGTGATCTAGGAATACATACTTACAGCCTAGTCCCTTAGCCATATACTTCACACGATTGACAATGTTCTCAATGGCTGTACTTCCAAAGTGATCAAAGAAGTACAAGCGTCCAGTGCCTAGTGTCTTTTCAAATGCGTCCTTGCGTATGGCATCAGACACCATAGATGTAGGCAGGTGCAGGGGTGTATCAGCAGCGAGGCTCATCATAGATAGGCCAGTCTTTCTCACACTCTCTTCAAGAAACATCAAGCCAATGCTGTCATCACAGTTCTGTAACAAGTGCCAAACAATTTCCCTTAGGGTTTGACTCTTACCTAAGCCACTACCTGCTGTGAATGTAACCAGTTCACCTGCTCTGATGCCGTAGGTAATATCATTCAGTCCCTTCCAAGGATAGAAACAGTCTGCTGCTTCCATTGGTTTAGATACCAACTCCCACAACCCAGTGCCACTAACAATTCCATCAGGTACGAATGGCTCTGCTGCCCACCAACGGGATACGAATGCAGCTTCCTTGCTTTCAGCAAGCCACTCACATGCATCCTTGTATGATGGATCAGGTTTAAATATCTTGCACTTACTGCCAAACAATTCAGCAACTTCCTTTGCTGCCTTCTGCCCTGCCTCATCACCATCAAAGCAAAGCACCACAGTTTCAAAGCTATTGATGTATTCATAGTTGGCCTTGGCATCCTTCAATGCACTACCTGCACCTGTGCGTATAGACACGACAGGATATTTACTGCCTGTCAATTGGTATGCAGCCAGTGCATCAAACTCACCTTCAGTGATGGTGAGGTATTTACCATTAGATGGGTACAGGTTCTGTCCAAACAGAGTACCCTTGCTCCACCCACCCACTGTCGTAAACTTCTTATCCTTCACCTCTCTACGCTTAGCTGCCACCAGTTGGGAATTGCTGTCGTAATAGGGGAAGTAGTAATAGCCACCACTGCGAACAACACCATAGCGTTCCATTGTGGCTTTGTTGATGCGTCTGTCTGAAACAGACACACTAACACCTTCGTTGTAGTCTTTAAAGAAAGAGCTTGTGTCTTTCGTTTCTGTATCAACATCAATCACTTCAAGTCTTTCATTGTTCATTGAGGGAATGTATGTGTTACATACAAAACATTTGGTGGACATGTCATCGTTGATGGACAAGCCATCACTACTGCCACATGTCTCACAAGGCAGGTGTGTTTTTAGAAAAGTCATGGCCTTTGTAAGTTACTTTGTTAGTCTTGAGCACAGTGTCATACCCCTGAAATAGCTTGCACATTCTAGCATCGTGCATAGCATGGAGGCCAATTAATAAATTGGATATCTCATCTTCATCAGGCTTCTTCTCTCTGTCTAACAAAACCCACAACACAGAGTCAATGTCTTCTCTTGTCATCCATGCTGCTAGGATGAGGTCTTCTAGTTCATGCAGTTTCATTTTTTTCCTTAAGTTTGTCCTCAACTAATCTGATAAGCCAATGCTTATCACTTCCGGCTATAAAAGCCATCTTATTCTTTTCACTATCCGTCAGCCCAATCCATGTGTGCTGTGGTTTAATCTCTCTTAAGATTTGCTTACCAAGATTGCTAAGCTTTTCAACTTCGTTGAAGTCTTCTATCTCTTGTCCTAGTCGTTGCACCTGATACATAGCAAGTTCTTGCAATGGAACAAACTCACCTCTACACTCAGAGCAAGCCCAATACTTTGTAGAAGTCTTTACTGAATCAAATGTTTTGATGTACCTATGTTGACATGTCATTCTTTTCCCCTTGCTCGGATGGCTTCTGCAATAACTGTTGATGGATAAAACCAACCTACTGCCCACTCATCTGCAATCTTTGCACATGCCTCACGCTCCATGCGAATGGCAGCTTTGATGGCAGTAGCTTCCCAGTTATAGGGCTGACCCTTCATTGAATTCTCACGCTCAATGCGAGCAAATTCATCGTCTTCATCTGTATGTATCATTTTGCTGCCTCCATATACAAACCCACATTACCCAGTGCATAACCAACAAAGGCTATACCTAGACCAGTGCTTCCCTTGAGTAGCAGATCCACTGCCACCACTGTATACACTACACCAACAACTGCAATAAGCCATGCACTCATTTGTCATCCTTCTTTAATACTTTAAACTCTTTAAGCACTCTCATAGCTGCTTTAATAAGTTCAGTGTCTTGAGTTGGTTCGGGCAAACTACTTTCCCATCGAAGTAAAAACTCTAGTTCTTCTGCAACCACAGCTTCAATTTGTTCTCTGTTTAATTCAGTCATATCAGTCCCATAGTCCTCTGTAATATTTACCAAACAACATGAAAGCTTTCTTCATCCTAGCTTCATGCACCTCTAAACCTGCATAGTCAATCTTAATCTTACCTATCTGTTCTTCTAGTCCTGCCTTCTTATCCACAGCAGAATGATCATAAAACTTATCAGTTGAATTTTCATCCACCATTTCACCGAATGCCCATATCATTTCATCTAGTACCCAGTCCCACCGCTTGAAGTGATTGTCATCAATGTCCCAACTGTTTTCCTTAGGCAAACAAGAGTTGCTTTGCAATGCCTTAGGTACATCTGCATCATCCACACAGGGACTGCCATGCTGTGTTGCCTTGAGTTGCTTAAGCATTGGCAAGATGATGAGAGACAGTGTGTGATCCATAGCCCATGTGTCATACCTATCAAGCTTCACAATGACAGTGCGCTTCTTCTTAGTGTGCATCCACTGCAACACATCACCCACCCATGTTTCACTGAGCCACTCACCCCACTGGTGTGCCTTCTCTTTACTAACCCCAACCTTGGTTGTTAGCTCAGCAAGTTGATATGGTCCAAGCCAATTGGGGTATCCCCCTATGTACACCTTCATACTAGTCCTCGCATTTCCTGTGTCACTGTTGCACTACGCAATGTGTTCTTGATGTAGGGTGTTAGGCTCTGTGGGGTTGCATGCCCTGACACCGACATAATGTTGGTGATGGGTACACCCACCTCAATCATCTCCGTAATGGCTGTCCTTCGCAAGTCCTGCAACACCAAATCACTAGGCAGATTTGCATCAGCTAAGATTTGTTTAGCCACCCTAGACAAGTTAAACAAACTGTAAGGTAGCAAGCCACCCTTTCTATCAGGAACATTAGATGGTGCAATGTATTGCTGCCAACCAAACTCAGCATGCTGTTGTCTCAGCATAGTTAGTAGTCCCTGACTTGTGGGGATGGTCACCCTAGACCTACGCTTGCTTTGTTCCAAGTGCAACACACCCTTGTCTAGGTCAACCTGCTTCCATGTAAGCTTACGCATGTCACCCATGCGCTGTCCATACTCATAGCCCATCTGCACTATTAGTCCTACATTACGCCACTTGAATGTGGAATAAGCAGTGTTCATGAATGCTCTAACATCTTCCCTGCTCCATACAGTTCTGCGAGGCTTGTCTGCCCTTCGTAGCACCTTGCTGAATGGGTTGTGCTTGATGTAGCCATGACGAATAGCGAAGTTGAATAGCAATCGATACACTGCCAAGGTGTGGTTAGCTAGGCTAACACTGTGCTCAGCATGCTGTTCATATATCTTCTGACAATGTGGTGTGACTAAGTCACCAAGCTTACATTGATACAAGGTCACTCCATTAGCTCGGCTGTCCTGCCATCCCTGTAGGTAGTAGATGTAGTCACGCTGTGCCTTAACACTGAGCTTTGTGTAAGTGATGTTATTCCTGTATGCCTTGACTAAGTCAGCCACCTTCGTCTTCTCAGAGATATCTTTAAGATATCTAAGCTCTTTACGCCAGTTGTCTAGCTGAGCATTTAGTTCTGCAGCCAAAGCAAATGCTTTGTCTTTGTCTTCACCAAGCACACGCCTAGCCACCACCCCTGCATCCACTGCATCCTGTGGTGGGTTGTACCTGTACTTAGTAACACCCTCAGCAGCCTGTGCCAAGGTTACATAGCGAGGTAGGGTCATGTGTTCTTCTCCTTGAGCTTGGCTTCTATCTGCTCAATCATCCAAGCTATTGGCTTTCCTTGTTTCACAACACCCTCACGCAAAACTTTGTAGTCATCATCGTCTAGCCCAACCCACTCATGCTTATAGTACATTGGTGTCCAAGCAGGGGCTTTCTCTGCATACTCTTTGTTTGTTGTGCATTGGTCTGGCTTGCCTTCAGGGTAGTGCCATGCTACAGCTTCGTTGTTCATTCTTGTTCCCTTGCCTTCATCATCTCTTCAGCAAACCAATAAGCTTTGTTTGCCACTTCAGCATGTGGAATGCTCCACGCACTGGTCATTAACACAGCCATAGCCTTAGCTGCAAAGTAGTCACGCAGGGTCATGCCATCTTTGTATTGATCAGGGAAAGCTGATTGCATCTTGTTATTCTCCATGTAGTTTTCTGCTGTTGTAAATTTTAAATCATTCATCGTCACCTCCTAGTGCATAAAGTGTTTCTGCCATAGCCAATAATTCATCATGCTTAACCAACTTGTTGAGCCATCGTTTAGGGATGTTGCTGAACCCATAGATACGTCCTGCCAACATACCAGTGACAGCACCTACAGTGTCAGCGTCATAGCCCAAGTTGACAGCATGCACCACTGCATCCTCAAAACTGTGGCTTAGCTCAACACTCCTCCATGCTTGAGCATAAGCATGCATGATGGTGTTAACAGTACGCTCACCATTCCTTGTGTTGTAGTTGCGGATGTGGTTGTATTCTAGGAACGGAGTTCCTGCCATGCACTCTGAAACAAACCCTGCTGTACATTGAACAATGTTGTGAGTGCCATGTGTCATCAATGACACAGCAACACTCTCAGCTATGGCTAAGCCAGTACTCTTGTGGTTGGCTAACATGATGGGAGCAAGTCGCATGATAGTTCCATTGCCACTGGCATAGAAGTCTGTGCTCCCCATGTAAGGACGATCTGTAGTCATGGCATCAATGGATGTTGAGCAAGTACGCCCTATGTCAAAGACATAATCTCTAGTGCCAAAGTGTCCTGTCTTCTTCCACATTTTAAAGTTGGCAGCAATCTCGCTTGGTGCAAAGCCGCCCTTACTAATGTAAGCATCAGCAATTGCAACAGCCATAGCACCATCATCTGTCCACTCACCCTCAGCAGTGTCATGTACACCACCACCCACCATCTCTGATGTTACCTCTGTCATGTGTTCAGGACGAATGAATTCCAATGGAGCACCCAGTGCATCTCCAATGAACAAGCCCATGAACATACCTATCGCATTATCTTTATGCATCAAATGTCCGTATCCGTTACAGTTATTTCAAAATCAATACCATCACCTAACTTGTTGATGTCTTCACGCAACACATCACAAATCTTTTGAAT